CTGCCATGTGTCTTACCTTTAATAGCCGAATGTTGAATCAGCAACTTGAAAACTATTTCTTTGTGATCTAGTCGGCTCATAGTCAAAGATACTAAATCGTGGTCTTGACATGATACCATATCTTAAAGCATCGTACAAGTGATCCTCAGATGTGGTATCAATATCCTCTGGGTTTTTCTTATCAATGGGTAGTGCAGGTAGTTGTGCAATTGTGTTAACGCAAGTATTAAAAAACACTAGCCTTGGTTCTTCAGTAAACTCGTCTACTTGTAACCTTCTATGTATTTCGTTTTTACCAGCTACACGTGAGCCTTTACTTCTATCCGACTGTCTCCACCTACAACCACGCTGAATCATTTGTTCAGCTAGTGATGGTCCTGTGTCACCCCGTCTATGCCAGAGAGATGAGTCAAGTACTCCGTATCTTATCTGCCCATCTTCAGCTTCTAAGTTTAGAATCATGTCAGCTAAGTCAGTAGCTAGAACTTTAGATACGTACAATTCTCTATACACAATTAATTGTTCGGATGGTGATACAGCAAACCAAAGAACACCAGTCTTACTTCCGTAGCCGTAGTCACAAGCTCTAAACTTAACCCAGTTATTAGGAATACGGAAGGGTTCAATTACGTGCTTATTGCGATCAAACTCAGTAAACGCTGCACCTTCTTTAATATCCCAGTCACCGTCTAGCAACTGTCTTCTTTGTTGCTCAGGCAAGGAGAGAAGCATAGCTTCATAGTCACCTTGTTCGTGTAAGTACGGATTATCAGAAAGTCTAGCTGGAATAAATCTACGCTTAAAAAGTGGCTTACCAGCTTTACTGTGTCCGTCTGGATATTCTAGTGTTTGTCCAGTTTCAATGTCTGTTGCCCAAAAGGATTTACCGGATGGGGCGGGATCAATAAACATTTTCTTTACCCAGTGATGCCCTCTACCTCCGGGGTTGGTGGTAGCTCGCATAAACACTGGAAGGTCGGATGCAGTGGACCGTAGACGAGAGCGCATGTAGTTCCATGCAAATGGTGTGGGCCATTGTGTCAACTCGTCAAAGCCTATCCAACTAAACGCTAGACCCTGATAACGCAAAACGTCTTCCTCTCTATCAAGGTAAGACATCCACAATCTTGCACCAGATGGCGCAGTCCACTGCATCTTCCGCTCTGACCACTTAATTCCCGGCCAGATTTTTGGGTACACCTCTTGAGACTTAAAGATAAGTTCTCGTAATTCTTCAGTTGTATGCCGGAGAAGAAGGCCACTGAAGTTTGGATGACCCATATAGCGAAGCGGATCAGCTAGCATGGCATAGGATTTACCACCACCAGCAGAACCACCATACAAAACCTCACGCTCAGATGCTGCAAGAAACTCAGTTTGCGGACCTGCGTTTGGTTTAAAGATAACGTTATGTGTCTCTTCTACAGATGAACTATCTAACGTTGTGCGTATATTAGCTGGTGCCTGTAGCTTTTGAGGCTTTGGCTCCGATTCCTTTTTGTTCAAGTTCTTCCGCCTTGGCGAGCGCCGCTTGGGCATATTCTGCCCATCTGCGAAGGCTTTTAGCTTGATTTGTTCTTGTTCGCTCATCTGCTACTCTTTTTCGCAATCCTACGTGAGAGATTTCCCTACCAGAGTTAGTACTAAGCCAGTTAGCAACTTCTCTGTAGGAGTATTGTAACAGATACTGCTTAGCCTTTTCAAGTAAATCTAACTCAATCTTTACTGGAAGTAGCACCTTGTCATCTTCTGGATCAACAATATACCCAAAGGGTATTACTCTAGCTACACGTGGAATTGCAAGCCACTCGTCTTCATCTTTAATATCGACTGGTTGAGGTAGCTTCCATCTGCCTGTTGTATTAATCGTCATCTTCTTCAAAGCTTGGGTTCTTGGCTGGCATTAACATGACACCACCCTTAGCTTCGACCTGAACCTTCTCAGTCTTAATCAGACCAACTCTATCTAGGATTTCTTTTGAAGCCGAAAGCTTATCTCTAATGCCAAGCTCAGTCGGATCGAACAGCGCACCTACCATAGACATAGCAGCTTTAGGGGCATTACGTGCCATGTAAAACTGAGTAGCTTCCAGAATCTCTTCCTTCAAGCCACCAATAATTTCCCTAGTGGGAGTGTTGTCAGAGTAACCAGCAAGTTTCTTAGCTGTGACCATATCACCGCCAGCCTCGTCAAAGAGGACATCAAGAAACTTTTGCTGCTTATCGGTGAGTGTTCGTGTCATTAGTATATCCTATACTTTAATTCGTAGCAAGCGTAAAAATCCATTAGCTATTTGTGTAGGAGTTGGAAGAAGCCATCCTAAGATAAGGAGTAGTATCACCCAGACTGGTATCTCATTAATAGTTAAGTTCTCTACAGTATCGGTATTAACTTTATTACTATCAGCTGTCTGAGATACCGTTCCCTCTAACTTCTCTACTTTTATTTCTTGTACAGTAGACTTGGAAGTACCAACAGTTTGATTATTTGTTTCACCAGCCTGCACATTAGCAGCTACGTTGGGTCCACCACTAGATAGAAACCCTAGCGGATTAAGCTGACTGCAGCTAGCGGTCGTACTCAGAGCTAGAAGACTTAGTAGTAACAGCAGTGCTGTTCGATGTAGGGTTAATCGTGTGAGTGTTGCCACCATTGACATATATCCCAAAGAATCCTGCACCAGCACCTACGACCACAGACACAAAACCAGCTTGAGCATTCGTAGGATCAGGTAGGTTCATGAACCAGTTGGTCGTCTGATAGAATGCAATACCGTAGAGAGTGATAATCATACGAGGCCAGATGCGCCACTTGTTTAACCACTCAGGTGTAAACTGCATTTTACCACTTTCCTTGCTGTACGCCAAGATAATAAATAATTAAAGCAAAGGCAGCTATACCTACAAGAGAAGCTAAGATACCAACAGTCCACAGAATAAGAGCTTCTTTGAGTTGTTCTCTGCGATAGACAGTCTCTTCTCTCTGCTTTTTAACTTTACGAAGAGTATCCTTGTATTCCTCTAAGCCATTTTTACCATAGCTGTACTGTAGCATAGTCTCAATGTCGGTCCTCATCTGCTGTATCTTCTTCTGTGCAGTGAAGATTTCTATTGCTTCAGCTTCTGCACTACCAGTCAGAGACTTCCAGATGCTAGGGTTCTTAGCTCTCTCAGCAGCGTAGTTAATATCACTGACCGCCCCTGCAAACTTACTCAGAGCACTAGAAGCATCTCTACCTGCAGACAAAAGCTGCTTTATCTGGGAGACTGCTGTGCTAGCAACAGATAGGGCTGTGAGTGCATCAATCATTCCTGCTTTTCTTGTTTACTCATTGGAGTCTACACCTTACATCAATTCAAAATGCGGACCATCAATGAATGGTCTTTTTCCTTGTGATCTACGCAGATCAATGTAAGCATTCATCGCATCTTCCATTGTACCTGACCACGTTGTAATATTATCAATGTGCCAAGCTGCACCCCAACGAATAGATACGTCTTCTTCTTTAGCTGCAGCCTTCATAGCATCTGCAATGTCATCATACAGATTAAGTTCCCAAGCTACAGAGCCGCCTACGTAGGCTACTAAATCAACGGCATTACCTTCAATGTGCTTAGATGCCATAGTCTGTGACTTACCAGCAGCTACTAACTCTTTCTGCCGTTCTACTGTACGTAATCCTTCAGTAACACCGAAGTCTACTTTAGTTAGTTCAATAGCTTTTCTAACTACAGAAACTAGTTTGGGATTTACACCACTAAGTTTTTGTAAGCTTCTACCTGATAGAGTAAATCCCATAACTATGTTATCCGTTTATGACTTCGTAAATCTGACCACGACTAATACCAATATCATGAAGTTCTTTGTCTGTCAGGTTGTTTAATTGCCAGTACGCAACTCTGCGTTCTTGAGACTTTTTAATTTTTTCATAAAGTTTAGTGAACATTTATTTTCTCCTATGTGTTCATTAGCGGCTACTTGCCGACATAGGAGAAGTTATACCATACATAGGTATAACATAGTATTACAATTATTGCAACCCCGTTATGCTTTAGCCTACAGGGATAAATGTTTCCACTGCAGTAAGTATCATATCAAAATGGCCTGCAGCGATTGTTGTTGCTCTAATTTCATCACCCGGTTCTAAGATTAAGTCAACCTCTTGGAAAGTTAAGTACTCGCCCGTTGAAAAGTTTTTACCTGTAAGAAAGTTAGATTCGTAGGCATCAGATGCAATGTACCATGTGATAGTGATGCTGTTATTACCACCAGCATTTACAATGTGAATAAATCTTACCTCGGCCCTACAG